CCAGGGGACAAAAGATTACAAGTAAATTATATGACCTTGCAATTCTTTAGAAAAAATCATTTGCAAATTTCAGGAGAAGCTTTAAAGGAATTAAAGGAAGTAACAAAAGGCCAAATAGCAGGAGAAGAAGCTCAGCGAATAAAAGATGATGTTCAATCACGCGGTGTTTACATACAAAAAAAACAAGAGCTGCTATCTCAAGTATTAAATGTTAATGAACAGTTTCAAAAGATAAATGATATATGTTGGGAACGGCTTGAAAAATATCGCAAAGAAGAAATGGTTGTTCCTAAAAATGATTTTGTAATGGTTCGTTATATTGGTGAGTTAAGAAGTTTATTGGAACTGTATTTAAAAGCAACACAAATGTTAAAAGATGCCGGAACGAATGTAAATATTAATATTGGAGAAATACAAGAAGAAGTAGTAGTAATTAAAAATGCAGTTCAACGCGCTTTATTAAAAACAGATCCAAAGCTTGTTCAATTATTTGTTGAAGAGTTTAAAAAGGAAATGAACGAATTAGGACGCCTTGATCCCGACGATTATTTTAATGAACAAATAAAAATTAAGAAACAGTTAGCTTCAATAAAAGCAAAAGGCGACCAAATAGATGTAAATATTCAATTAAATCAAGAAATGCCAAAGCCAGTTATTAAAGGTGAAATAGTTGATGCGGAAATAGTTAAGGAGGAAAAATGAATAAGGATCAAGTAAAACGGTTAGTTCAATTAGCAAACGAGCTGGATGAGAAGGACATGCAAAAGGAAGCAGATGAGATTGATAAGGTTGTGAAGGGGCAGGAATCTTTACCAAGCCTTTTATCGAGATTTGCACACGATGCTATGGACAGCATTGATATACTTAAGAGAGCAGGATATGCTAAACTAGGTGCCCTTATTGTTCAAAACGGAGAAATTTTAGCCATGATAGCGTTCGACGCTTCTGGAGGGTGGAATGCTTTTTTGAAGGAATATGAAGAACAATACAAGGAAGGTTTTAGGGAATACCCAGGAGGGGAAATTAGCGAACAAGCTTTAGATGAAATTCCTGATAGCATTAAAATTTATCCATATGAAACGGCGGAAAAATTAGTTTTAAGTGATACTGCTTAATTAGCCAACCCAATCTAAACCGGAGGCCTAATTGGAACTTAGTCAAAGGAATAAAGAGGCAGTTTAATCAATGTCCAACGAACCAAACCAAATAAACAAAGAAACTTCCGATGCTCAAAAATACAGAGCCAAACAAGGAAAGTTAAATTGAAAAAATCTTACCTCAACATAGAGCAACCAGTTAAGCTTGAAGAAGCAGACCTTGAAAAATGGGCTTCTACTTATAATCGAATTAGTAATTTAATTAAAAAACATCCTAACGTTGCCTTGCAAGATGCAATTGATATAACGACTTCGGATTGGGATATGTTTGAAAAAGATAGATTTAGCCAGTGGCTTTATCATACTGCAGAACCTATTGCGTATGGTGTTAAGCCGCCAGTATATACGGAAGGGGAAACGCAAATGCCTGAAATAAATCCTAATGTTATTACACCAGAAACTATTTTAACTGTAGATGACAAGAAGCTTAAAAATTTTAAAAAAGAATTGCTTAAGCGTATTAAACTTATCGATGGCCTTCTAGACCAGCTTACTACCGAAAACTTAATCGAGACATCTAAGGTTGTTAAATTAAGGGAAGCTCTTCATGAGTTGCAAAGAGAAGTAGATATTATTCAAACCTTTGCTGTTTTGCAAGATCGAATTATTAGAACTTCTAATATTATGAAACGGTTAGGGTTTGCTGAAGGCCATGAAGGATTAATAAAATTGGGTCAGATGGCAGCGCCAGCTCTTGCGCCTAGTGCTAATTTATTAATGGAAGCTTTAAATTTGATTTCTTCAGCTTTAAATACAGTACAAGCTAAGGAAGCTGTTTACAATTTAAGTGCAGCTGCAAAAATTATGGACCAGCAAGGATTAGATACGGAAAAAATTGATGCGGCGATTGATTCATTGATGGGAGCTTATCGGTCAGCTGAAAACAATATTAAAGATGCTTATGAATCAGCAAGGAGGGGAGGAGAACGTAGAAAAGCTATACCGCCCCCAGCAATGCCAATAGCCCCTGCAGTTCCAGGCCCCGCAATAATGCCAGCACCTACTACGCCAACAATTCCTGCACCAGGGGCACCAATTGTTCCAGTAAAGGTATAATGAAGCTTTCAAAACGTTACAAGGTTCCTAAGAAATATTTAGAACTCGCTAAACGGATTGCTAAAGAACAAAATATTTCATTAGATAAAGCTTTAGTGTTGATGGGTTTTGGGCCTTTTGATAAAACAGAGGCTCAATATCAAGATCCGCCAACACCTAGTTATTATAGATTTTGGGTTCCAGAACATCAGGAAATTCAAGAAGATGAACGAATTGAAAATAAAAAATTAATAGATAAAGAGCAAAAACAAAAATATAAAAAATTGAAACTTCCAGGAGAAGAATATAAAACAAGACAAGAAATAGATTTAGAAAAAATTAAAGGGGTTGGTTTCATGAAAGGTAAAATTAGTAAGAGGGCTCAATCTTTTATGCCTATGGATAGACCTATCGATCCTTATGCCATTAAAAGCATTCTTGAAGAGCTTAAAAAACAATATCCACGTACTTATCGAACGCGTATTACACCCCAGATTGTTCATGTTATCTTGGATAAACTTAAAGGCGTTTGGTATGGATCTCAAGAAGCTTTAAAACATGATGTAGATAGAGTTTATGACGAATACGCAAGGTTTTTAGAAACAAGCAGGGTTGATAAAGGTCTGATTAAATTAGCCAATGAGCTTGATGAAATGAGTCTTTATAAATTAGCAAATTTAGTTGATGAAGCTAAACTTATTTACAATCAAGGGACATTCGATCGTACTTTAAAGATATTAAAAGAAGTAGGGGATAGATTAGACGAAGCGGGATTATTAAATAGTGCAAATCAAGTGACAAGATTAATTTCAGGCGTAGCTCGGGTTGAGCTTATTTCGGTATTAGAAAAAATTATTAAAGCAGTGCAACAACTTAAAGACTTAGGTGAAATGAAAAAATTTATAGTTGATTTTATTAAAGGGACTACTATTAAAGATGAAGATAAAAGAAGGATTGTTCATAATACAGAGCAAGTAAAAAGTAAAGGTGAGCTGATTCAGTATTTATTTAATTCATTATTAAAGTATGAAGGATTTGGAGTAATTAGATAATTAAGGAGGAAAAATGAATAAGTATCAAGCAAAACGGTTAGTGGAGTTAGCGAACGTGTTAGATGAGAAAGGCTTTCATAAGATGGCAGATGAAGTGGATGATTTTATAAAAAATATGCAAAGCGGTGCAGAATCTGTTGGTTCCGATATTTTAGAAGAAGATATTGAAAATATACTTGAACTTGCGTTTGATTCTATGCAAGGAAAAATGCAGCAATTGGCAATTATAATAAAGAAGCCTTCGGTTGATTCTAAAACTAAAGAAAATTTAAAACAAGTTATTAAGCTTTGGGATAGTGCTAATAAAATTCTTTATCATATTAACAATCTAGTTTAATGCCCAACGAACCAAACCAAATAAATCAAGAAGCTTCGGACGTTCAAAAGTATAGGGCCAAACAAGGCTCTAAGGTATAGGAGTTAAATTGAAATTCCATATCGCCAAAATACGAACCAGCCCCGAAGATAAGTGTCCCTTTGGGTTACCTATTCCCGGGGCTTGTAAAATAGTAGGGGATGCAGTAACAAAGATGCTTCCCGGGAAAGCTAATAAAATAGTTAATAAAAGTAAACCGTGCATTCATGCTGAGAATATTTTTAAGAAATTTGATGCAGTGAATTGCGATTATGGAGAGCAGGGATCGGGTATAAAGGAGATTCCGTTTGGCATGTCATCTCCTATTTATCCAAGATTATGGCAGGGCTTCAATACCGTTAATCTTGATACGGATTATCATCGATATACAGATAGTCCGCATCAATGGAGTTTGTTTTCGGTATCGTTAGGAATATAAGGAGGTTATTTGCAATGGACATTATTCAAAAGTTAGTTAAAGTAGCTAATGAACTTGATGAGAAGGGTTTGTATCAACATGCCGATATTGTTAGTGAAGCAGCTGAAATTCTAAATATTTTTGCTCAAGGGTTCGGAATGGGGCCAGGAGGAGTTTGTACTTGTCCTCAATGCGGGAAAGAGATGCCTCATGAAACAGGGGTTCCTTGTTTTTCAACAAGGTGTCCTGAATGCGATGTTCCTATGATAAGAAAAGAAGCAGTAGAGTTGATGAAAGATATATGCCAACCCAAAGAGGAGGAAAAAGAATAGAAAATAACCGCGCACTCTTTTCATTTATTTTTAACCCCTGAGGGGGAACTTGGAGGGAAAAGGAATGGATGAAAAGAGAGAAAAGATGGATGAGCAAGCAAAAAAGAATTTTAGAACTCATATGAGCGAAAAAGGAGAAGAAAGTTTAGAATACATAATTTCAAAAGCTGAAATGTGTAGGCGTAATTTAGAAGTACTTTTAAAGGTTTATTTGGAGTTTAAAGATAAACCAGTCCAATTGAGTATTAATACTAACTGGAATAGTAGCCCAACTGATAATTCAAAAGCACAGTTACCTTATTATTATACAAGCCAAATAAGTACGAATAACTATTATACACAAACAGGAACTTATTTTGAAAAAGAAAACAAAACTTTAGATTCGGGGCAATATAAAATTATAATTGAGAAAGGTGGCAAAGAGCAAGAAGGCAAATTAATAGTTGGTAACAATTCAGATGCAATAACTGCGGAAGATGTTTTGAAAGCGATGAAAAAGAGTTTAGATAAGTTAACAGAGCAAGTCGAAAAAATATAAAGTAATTGATTTGAGTGCGCGGTTTTTTCACTTTATGAAGGCGGTTATTAATGAAAAAAAACGGAGTCGATGAATTAATTCAAAAATGGGAAACTAAAAAAGATTGGACTAATAAAGAGCTAAAAGATTTTTATCGCCAAACATCTGAGGGGTATAAAAAAGGTGATGAAGAAACAAGAAAGAATTTATTTGGATTAATTTATGATGTTTTGTTAGAGTTAGATAAAAGACAATTGTTAAGCCCGCTTGAGCCTGGGTTGCCTTTTCAAAAAATTTTTTTAAAAAAGGATTGGTTATCTAAAGGAGGTTTAACTGATATGAAGCGAAAGATTGTTGTAGCACAAGAGTTAGAAACTATGGGGCCAATTATTGTAGAAGAACCTGCTACCCCTGAAAGAGGCGAAATTTTAGTTCCAGATGATAAAGAATGGTCTACACCTAAGGAGTTTTTAGTTTATTTAAGAGGATGGGCAAAAAGGGTCCCTCCATTTAAAAGAGAGAACGGCCCTAGTATGGAGCGTGCTATAGGCTATTATAACAAGGTTTTAAGGGAGGTTTCCAACGTACTTCGTAGTGACGCTGAAGATGTTAACTTAACATTGGATGAGTTGCAAGAAATTCAAGATATTCGCAATGAGATTTTAAAGCAGATTGAAAGAATAGATGAAATAAAGAATAAACTTGATGTTGCATTGCGCAGGGGTGAAGAAAAAGGAAAGATGGTAAAGGAAGCTACTACACCAGTTATTACTACTGTTAAGACACCTTTTATTTTTGATCTAGCTCGTGACATTGTTAATGCTCGTGTTTCTAGCGGTAGGAATATGGAAGAATTGTTTAAGCGGGCATCAGATGAATTTAAATTAAATCAGCGTGAAAAAGTTGAGTTAGTTTGGACGTTAAAGGATATGGGTTGGCCGCTTCATCAAGCCGTTGTGTTTGATTACGCGCCAGAAAATTATCACGCATAAGGAGGAAAAATGAACAGGGATCAAGTTAGGCGGTTAGTGGAATTAGCAAATGTGTTGGATGAGAAAGGTATGCAAAAAGAAGCAGATGGGATTGATGGGATAGTGAAGGGGCAAGAAGATTCTGGAATCGAAAAAGAGCCTAGTAATATTATAAATCCAGTTACCCAAGATTTGAATTTAGCTATAGATAATCTTGCGAATGCTAATGAGAAATTGGCAGATATGAAGCATGAAATAGAAGATAATGTAATAGATAATATATTAGGTTCTTTGCTTGGGCAAGTAGATGCTTGTATTAATTTGATTGATAGCATTCGCAAGCAAATTGTTAATGTTGAACATTATTTTAAAAAATAAGATATTTAACCAATGCCCAACGAACCAAATACTAAAAAGATTTAAACATGAGGGGGAAAATGAATAAGGAACAAATCAAGCAATTAATACAACTGGCAAATAGCTTAGACAATAAGGGCCTATACGAAATTGCAAATGAAATTGATAAGGTAGTGGAAGGATGGGGAACCGCCCCTTTTATTCCCCCTACTGGGATGGGGCCTTCAAAAGAACTTAGCCATATGGTTTCTAGGACAAAAGGAGAAGTATATCAACTTATAGGATATGAAGATCTAGAAAATGGGATGCCAGTAAAACGGTTAGCAGATGTTTTTATAACTTCAGTAAAAGAAATAGCAAAACGTAAAGTGATGGAATGGCTGGAAAGCGGTAAGGCGAAAGTAGTTCATTATATTCCACCGAGAGACGTGATTGTAACTAGAACAGGAAAAGAAATTGGTGGAGATAAATGGTATGTTCTTCCTGAATCAAAAGGGATAAGTGAACCTCAGCCAACATTATAAAGTTCAATCTAGTCGTGAAATTCTAGCTCAAATAGAATTAACGCTTAAGCAAGTTCCCTATCCCAACCCCCTAAGGCGTAATTTTGATTATAGTGAAAGGCTTACTTATTTAGAAAAAGTTAAGCAGCGCCTAAAAGAAAAGAGAGCTTCAATTCCAGAACATCCAAATAAAGTTATTATTAGTTCGAAGTATGGTAAGCTTACCGAAAAAGATATTTGGGATCATTATCAAAAATTTAAAGATGAGATTATAGAGGATTGCAAAGGATACGACGTGTTCTTTCGTTTATCGACTGATGGTGATGTTTTTAAAAGAAAAGATAGGGGTAAATATATTAAACTTAATCCTGAAAACTATGACCGATTAGTTTCAGGTCGTGTGGTAGAAATACATAAGGCATTGCCTTCTAATCAAACAAATCTGATTTGGGTTGATTTAGATGCCTATGAAAGATTTGGGGATTTAGATAAAGTTAAACCTTACGCTAAAGAAATTCAACAATTACTAATTAATAATTTTGATGTGCAAAAGATTAATGTTAAGTTTTCAGGAGATAGAGGATTTCATATTGAAGCCATTGTTCCTAAAATGGATGTTGACGAAGCACGCAATAAGATTAAAGACCTTCTTAAAGAAAAATATAAATATGATTTAAAAGTAACTACAGGGTTAGCAGCCCCTGATCAAATGCGTTTAGATACTTCAACTTTGCATGAGAAAGGATCAATTAAAGCTAAATATTCGTTGCATCATAAAACAGGGTTAGTAGCAGTCCCGGTAGAGGGCTTAGATAGCTTTGAACCAGAACAGGCAAAAATTAATTTAGAAAAAACTGCTCAATCTGAGGGGGAATTAGAAACGATTAAGAAAAATAAAAAAATAGAGGATCAAGAAGATAAAGAGTTTAGCTCTAAAGAACTTTTACAAGTAAGGAAAGATGTAGCTAGAAAAGTTCTTGGAAATAAATTTACTAAAGCTGATTTTTTAGACAATGTTAAAAAAAGACTTAAAATTAATTATCAAGAATCGGATAAGGAATCAAAAGAGAATGCTTTTGGGAAATCGGTAGAAGATAAATTAAAAAATTTTCAAGAACGCTTGCAAGTATTTGCTCAAGATATTTCGAGCAAGGGATTTTTTAAAGGCATTTCGATGGGAAGGCCAATTAATTTAAGCGATAAAAAATATTATTATATTGAGACATTAATTGAGGAGCTGAGAGAACCTTTATTAAATGCTTTGGTAGATAAATATTATAGTATAATTCCTTCTTCTGTTCACGGAGATGTAATAAAAGAAGAAGAATTTGTAACTGAGTTAGCATCAAATTTTCTTAAAAAAGAGTTCAATAATTTCGATGAAGTTGTTTTGGCTTTTATTGATTTACAAAAATAAAGTTCATGCCAAGTAAAGCAATCAGAGAATTAACAAATTCGATTACTGATCTTGATCCCATTTCTTTTGCAGAAAATCATTTCACTGTTAATACACAGCCTCTTAAACTACGAGGTTGTGGCAGAGATTATTTGCATGAGATTTATCACACCATTGCTTTTGATAGCATGAAGAGGGGCTCTCCTAGAATTATTTGGAAAAAAGGAAGAAAGGTTGAAGCGTCTACTTCAGCTATTATTTTAGGATGTTATTTTTTAGCAAGTGGTCTTTTTAAACATATTACAATTTTACATGTTTTTCCTTTAGTAGGGCAAGGAAATGCATTTAGTAATGACAACTGGGATAAATTAATAAGAACTGCCAAAGATGATTTCATTACTAAGCAAAAAGATTTAGAAGGGGATTGGACAGTAGGACATAAGAAATTTAGAGATTTTAATCAATTATATATAACAGGTCTTTCAGGAAACGCTGATAGATTACGATTTATTGCTACTGATGTAATTCTTTTTGATGAAATTCAAGATTCGGAGCGAGATGGTATTGAGGTAGCAACAGAATCTTTTGGTAGAAGTAATTATCAAGGCTGGTTTGGATTTGGGACCCCTAAAGAAAAAGGTTCTTTATTTGAACGATATTGGGAAGATTCTGATCAGCGTTTTTATCATGTTAAGTGTATTTATTGTGATAATTATTTTGTTGTATCATTAGAAAATTTTATTACAGGCGAGTTTATTAAGTGCCCTAAGTGTAATAAATTACAGGATAAGAAGTTTGCAGTTTTTGGCGGTAAATGGGTTCCAACTAAATCCAGTAAATATTATCGGGGATATCATTTAGATCAATTATTGGTTCCGGGAGTAACTCGCGAAGAAATTGAAATGAAGCGAGACTCTACCATTACAACACCCAGGCAATTTGCTAATGATGTTTTAGGTGAATTTTATTCAAGTTCAGTTATTGCACCAGGGATTGCAGAAATTGTTAAGAAAAATGCTGATATTACTGAAAAGTTTAGTGAAATTTGTAGGCCACCTAAAATGACCTTTATGGGAATTGATTGGGGCGGGAGATCAGCTACATATGATAAAGGATCTTATACAGTCGTGGTTATTATTTCTGTTACGCCAGAAGGAAAGTTTAAAATAGAATTTGCCCATGCGTTTTCTATTGATTCTCGCGCTTTACAATTAAAAGATATTAATAGATGGATTCGGGAATTTAATTCGCAAGAAGTAGTGCCGGATGCAGGATGGGGGTTTAGTGAAATTCAAGATTTGCAGGAAAGCTGGTTTGATAGAATTAAACCTTGCAACACATTAGGGAATACTTTTGGGGGGACTAGAGATATTTCGTATAAATGGGACAAAGAGATGGGAGTTATTTCTGCTAACAAACATTTAGTTTTAGAAGAAGTTTTGGAAGGTTTTAAACGTGGCAAATGGATTTTCCCTTATGCTCAGCCAGAAAAAATTGATTGGTTAGTTGAGCATTGTACTAATATTGAAATTAGTGTTAGAAATCAAGGGGGAAGAATAGTTCGCGAAATTAATAAAAAAGAAGGCAAACAAAATGATGGATTAATGGCTTTAATGTATGCGTACATTGCTGCGAGGTTCAAACAAACACGAGGGTTCGATCCCAAGTTTCTTTCGTCAAATTTTCAGAATCAATCTGCAACTAAATTTGCAATGCCAAGAACTCGCTTAGCCCGAGTTAGAAGTGGTAGGCCATCTATTATTGATGCTATTAGGCAAGCAGGGAAAGTTAGTTAAGGGGATTTAATTATGGCAGAAATGAGATCTCGCCGCCAGGGAATGCTAACAGGGAGTTCCGCTGCGAACGGATTATCTCGTCGCCAAGCTTCTATTGTTACAACTAAAGACAAAATGGGAGGATCCATGGTTGTTATGGGGACTCCAGTTCAACAAGGTACGGCAGGAAGGGTAACAGGAGAAACAGCAAGGGGGCGTTTTACAACTGGTTCGCTTGATATTAAAAGAAATATGCCTTCAGTAGCAATTGTTTCAGGGGGCAGACGTCAAATTAAGACTGGGGGACTTTCTCCAGTAACAAGAGTAGCTCCAAAGGTTTATTCGCCCCTATTTGAGCTTACAAATTTAATGCTTCCGCGTGATATTAAAACTATGAATGCATGGGCAAGGCATTTTTACGATGTCCATCCAATTGTACATAATTCTATTGATTTGCATGCTTCATATCCAATTTCAAGATTCGAACTACAATGTGAAGATTCAAAGATAAAAGATTTCTTTCAAGCCATGTGCGACAATTTACAAATGAAATACATGCTTACGGATATAGCGAAAGAATATTGGAAATTAGGCGAATGTTTTGTTTACGGAGATTTAGATGAGGATGAAGGAGCTTGGGATCGGTTAATTATTCATAATCCTGATTACATTATTGTTAAAGGTGGTCCTTTGATAAAGGAAGCTCAAATTTCTTTAGTCCCCGATGATACTTTACGTCGCTTAACAATGAGTGCTAGACCTGAAGATAGAGAAGCATTAAATCAATTAGATCCAGCATTAATTTATCGTATTCGAAAAGGAGAAGCAATTCCTCTTGATCCTACTAATACTTCTCATCTAAAACGAACTTCTTCAGCTTATGATTTACGAGGAACTTCTTTGATAACTTGCTGCTTTAAATCTTTAATGTTATGGGATAAATTACGTGAAGCAAAATTTGCACAAGCAGACGATATGATAAATCCGATTACGTTAATTAAACTAGGAGCAGAGGATGGGTCTTGGCGCCCTTCTGATGCTGACATTCAAGAATTCCAACAGATGGTTGAAGAAGCTCAGTGGGATCAAGATTTTAAACTTGTAACCCATGGAGCAGTTAATATTGAGAAGGTTGGGGCTTCGGGACAAATAATTGATATTGCTCCCGATATGGATAGATTGGAGAAAGAAATATTGACTGGATTATTTACACCTGAGGCTATTACGCATGGTGAAGGGCCTACTTATGCTACTGCCTCTGTTGGGTTGGAGGTGTTAGAAGCTCGGTATATCCATTTCCAAGAAATTATCAAAGAGTGGATGGAACAAAAAATCTTTACACCTATTTCCAAAATACAAAAATTTTATAAGTCAGATAAAAGTGCTGAGGGCAAGAAGAAATTAATTGTTCCCTCAGTAACATTTGAACGCGTTAATTTAAGAAATGCAACAGATTTCTTAAATAC